TAGGCTTTCGGACGCATCTGACCACTGTTATGGAAAGATGGACGGAAGCCAAAAGGTGCGCTTGTTGAAGGCATCTTTATTCTCCTAAATTAGTCAAAATTAGGTCAAGTCAAATTTGGCTCGACCACGGTTTTGCCTCAACTCCTGCATACCATCACCTTCAACCAAGTAAGTGCCAGAATTTTCTGCTTGCTGTTGCATGAACTCTGCAGTATCAGACAACTTTTCAAGTTCGCGATTAGGTGCATCGTGATGCGCCTCTTGCATGTACTTCTCATAAAGAGAAAGTGGTAACTTGAATGCAAGCATTTCATTAACACCGATGAGACCTTGCCACTCACCGCTCTTAACGGTGGAAGCTTCCCAGCCGGGAATATCTTCCGGCTTCACAGGTTCATAACCTAAACGCATACGCATGTTAATCGTATCACGTGGGTTTGTGGTAGTTAACCAGCATACATGGTAACCAGGTATCTTTGGTAAGTCAGGTAGTGCGGCCTGGAAGAACTGTTGTCTAAACATGTCCAGACGGTCGTCATCAGAGATCTCACGGTTTTCAGTGACTGCACGATCTTGCATCGCACGATCTTCTCGACCTTCTTCTTTAGTTTTTTTCAAACGTTCATCTGTTGTGCTCATGTCTCGCTCCTTTCAGCGATTGGTAAAAATATATTCCTAATAATTTAAATTGTACAACTATTTAAGCTTTGTTCTGTTGGTCGTACTGTGCATACTGCTTAATGTACTTCTGACGAAGCACAGGATCGTCCCAAACACCAGCTTCCATCAAAGCAGCTTTACGCTCAGGTGAGATGTAGATCTCTTTCCTAGTTGAGGTAGGTGCATGCTCACGGCCTGAACCTACTGCAGGGCCTCCTGTAGGTTTACGCTGAGACTGAGTTTTGTTTTGACGCTGGAATTTCTCAGGAAGTCTACGCTCAACACGGTCTTGAAGTTCATCCCAGTATTCAGGAGATCTTGGGTCATAACCTTCTTGCATCAAACGATTATCAATTGCCATCACAATGGCTGAATCTTCATCTGAACCTTGTGGGTTGTACCACTCGTTAGCTTCCATAAACTCTTTAGCGTAATACTCAATTCGCTCGTCAAGTCTAGATTGCTGCTGAGGTTGTTGCTGTTGTTGAGCCTGCTGGTTCTTGTAGTATGTAGCTTCGTTGATCTTAGCCACAGCTTCATCGCGGTAACGCATAGCTTTAGCTACGTCTTCACCGTTACCAGCTTCAACTGCTTTAGCAATAATGCGTTCGGCTGTTTCAACTTCGCCTTTGTACATTTGGATCTGACGGTCCAAGTCAGTAAGAGCTGATTGCTGCGTACGAACTTCAACTGTGTTTAAACGGCGCTCAAGGTCGTCGTTGCGCTTACGCAAGAAGTCAAGTTCTAGCTTATCACGGCTAATTGCTTTTTGTTGACGTTCTTTGCGCTCTTTCTTTTCTAACCGACGGCGCTCACGGATAGCGGCACGTTCTTCGTCTGTGTCACCTTCATCATGGTCATCGTCTGCTTGTTGTTTAGCAGTTGGTTCTTCCGGTTCGTCATCACCTTCAGCCTTAACAGGCTCCTCAGGCTCTTCGATCGGTTCTTCAACCGCTACATATTCGTCTTGAGGTAGATCATCATCCTCGGTTAATGCTTGATTGTTCTTTGCCATCTTTAGCTCCTTTCAGCTAGATGAATGCACGGATTTTTAATGGGTCAATAGTAACTTTGCCAATTAAATCAGTGTCTTTAAAGATTACAAATAGTGCCACGTGGTCATCACTGACTGGCACTTCCCAACGGTCACCGCCATACTTAGCAACGCGGACATAGTCACCTGGTTCGCACCAAGCTCCTTCAGGCCAGAGTTCCATAGTATTTCGATTTCTAAACGCTAATGGTCCTGCTGCAATGATGCGACCAATCTGCGTATTCCACTGTTCTGTAGATGAAGTCTCAGAATGTAAGATAATCCCACTCTTAGTTTTCTTCTTAGCACTTCTAATTTGGACTAGGACATAACTGCCGAATGGCGTAATCCCAGGATCAGCTTCAGGAAAAGCTTCTTGCATTTCTACTTCGTCAGACATTCCATTTGCTCCTTTTCAGCAAAATGATACAACAAAACTAGAGATCTTCATCCCCTTCTGCTGTGATTGTTGAAATAAGTACTTGCTTAGCACGCTCTAAACCAGCGTACACTCCAGAAACCCGTCCGTATTCGAACGCATCTCTAGAATTTGGGCTGCGAAGGGCTGCAGCAGCCAACTCCTGCTGCTCCTTCTCAATTAACATTATTGCTCGTTCTATACTCATGCCGGTGTCTTAGGTGTCTTGACCGGTGTACCAGTTTGAGTCTTACCATTCACATTGCCGCCCATCGCCATACGGTGATGTTGCTTCACGCCTTGTGAATTCTTTTGCTCGTTATCTGATGTAGCCATGATTTACTCCTTATGGGTTTGGGTTAATACCTGTGCCAGTTGATAATGCTGTCTTCTCACCTGACGCTACCTCAACGGCTACCAACTCCTTAGCCGTGTCGTTATCTTCTTGGTTCATTTGAAGTCTTGCTAGAACCTCTAGCTTAGTCCGTTCATCTTCTCGATCTTGCTTCATAGTTTCTTTAGCCATCTCAACCTGCGGTTTAGTTTGCATGTCTTGTTGTTTCAATGCAAGCTCTTGCTGCTTGATAGCATTAGCTTGACCTGACTGTTCACGACGTTGATCGATAGCAGCCTGCTGAACTTGTGCTGCCAACTGAGCAGGGTCTTGTGGCTGTTGAGGTTGATACTGCTGTGCCTCTTGGAAGGCTTGAGTAACAAGTTGCAAGAACTCTTGTGGAATTGCTTGCTCAATAGCTTGTTGGATCTCGATTGCTGCTTGAGCTTGCGCCATTTCGTTCTCACCATCAACCATGCCGTGGTCTTCAGCCATTTCAATGCCTTTAACTGACATCTTCATGTAGTGTAGTAGCAAGTGGTCTTTAATGTGCGACACGATTGCTGGCAAATACATCGGAGCAATGATTGGATTCTTACCAAACAATGGCGATTGTAGGAAGGCCAAGTGCACTTTCAAGTGTGCAACGTGATCTTGATGTGGCAATGCACCAATAGGCTTACCTACCGCTGCAGCTACGTTCTCTTGAATCGGGTCTGTGTCCTTAGGTTCAGGCTTAGGAATCAATAAGTCCTCAGCATCAGGAATCTTCAACTGCTTCAAGAACAGCTCTTCAACCTTACGAACATCGTAGATCTGTGGTAGTGCCATTGCTCGTTGTTGAACTGCGCTGACTTGAGCAAAACGCTGTGCTTCACTGAAAATGGTTGGGTCAGAAACTGGGATCACGTCCATTGGACCGTCAAAGTCAGCTGGATCCACCATTGGCTCGCCAGTCTCATCGAGCACATCTTCTTCAGTCAAGTAAGCACTGTTTAGACGGTGAAGTACCTTAAGCGTTTGACTCATCGCATTGTGGAGTCGTGAGTGGATGGCTGAGAAGACCACCATGCCTTGCTCAATCAATGCTAGTGTTGTGCCAACTGGTGCGTTAGGGTTGCCATCAGCTAACTTCTCAAAAGATGTTTGAACCACGCCTTTGCCAGAATCTACCAAGAAGCCAAGGAGTGAGAACAAGACTTGTGATGGTGGATTAAACGGCATTGCCATGATAATCTTGCGAATATCGTCGGTATTGACTCCGCCCTCAATTTCAGTAACTTCTGTAGGTTGAGGGTTTATGTTCTGACCATTAGGTCCGCCTTTTAGTTTCAACAATGTAGGAATGTTTGAAATGTGGGCAGAGTCAAGCAGGGCTCGAAGAGCTCCTGTGGCAGCGCCACTCAAGCCTCCGATCATGTGCGTTAAACCAATTGGATAAGCTCCACGCCATGGAATAAACGGGAACTCAATCATGTTAGTGAGAGATACTCTACGCTCATCTCGTGGATCCCAGTTACGATACACTGACAAGGTCATGCCAGTTGCTTTATCAATCGTAATCAAGTATGGATCAAACTCGTCGCCTTCTAAGTCGGCGTGTGTAGACACCTCAAAGATTGTTCTGAGCCCGTCTTCGTTGTAGCTAGACTCTTCACGACCTTCGATCTTATCGTTAGCTTTAGTTGCTTTAGAAAAGTCTGGCTCATCGTTATACTGCAAGTCAACGTCAGAATACATGCCTGAGTTAACGCGCTTCTGATATTCATACTTGGTGATATACTGAACGTGGGTCTTACGCTCTGCTGAATAATAGTTAGACGCTGCAAAAGGAAGATAAACGTCGTCCATTGGTACAAACTCACTAGTGAGTCTGTCTTTGGTTCT